AAAAGTTGTAGTCCCTGCTGTAAGACCACCTGTTATTTGTTTTACAGTTTGGGAACTTGATGTTCCGTTACTAACAGAACTAGGATATATATCATGCTGCTCTTCTAAAAATGTAGCTATAGGCACAACTTTTCTTTCTGTAACTTGGCCTTTAACAACATCAGGGGCATCGGTTTCAATATCTAACACAGGATGTCTTGATTCACCTGCAAATATAGTTTCTACTGCAGCACCATTTAACTGTCTTTCAAATGTATGCCTTCTAGGTATTAATACAGTATCTTCTGTTATTTTATTTATATCCGTAGAATTAAATTGTAAATAAACATTATCTGAATCGGTATCGTGTACCGTACCATCATTATATATATTAAATGCAGATAAATTAAAGTGTTCACCCGATACATCTTTTACATAATATCTATAAGACTTAGCCCATTCAGGAGGATCACTAGTTATTTTTGCTGTTAATCCAGTTCTAAACCTTTGTGTAAATGCTGTTTTTATACTTGAACCTTCAGCATCTGTGTCTGGTGCTTTTTGAGTTAGCATACCCCCTATTCTTCCAAATCTATCCATATATGCAACACCAACCTCATAGGTTCTATTACCTTTTAAAGATGGTCCATTTAAAGGATCTGGAAAAACAGCTGTACTAAGTTCAATTTTTAAATTATCATTTTGATTATATTTAGCAATATAATTACCATATATAACTCTATTAGCTGTAACTTCTTGTGCTTTAGCACTTTTTGGTACACTATCAAATTGTCTTGTTAATTGAGTGCTAGGTAAAGCCGCACCAAAACTTCTTTCTTTTAATTGAACAGTTAAAGGACTACCATTGCCTCTTTCAGCTTCAGGTATTTCAATAGTTTTTAAAACATAAATAGTGCTTGAAATAGATTCTGTATATAATATATCTACAGCTTCTACGTCTGGTCCTCCTCTATCTATATCTTTTAAAGTTATTTGTTCTAATTTATTTGCTACAGAAGTATTGTGGCCTCTTCTAAAAAAATCTTCAACATTGGGATCTTTAGGAAGAAAAGCAACTTTACTGAATGGTGCATAAGGTGAAAATTGTCCATCGTTATAACGCCATCTGTAACTAAAATACGGAAAAATTTTTTCAAATGGTAATTTTTCTGACATACTATATTATATATTTTAAGGCCATTTTGTAAAAATTGGTTTACTTCTATCTGGTCCAGCTTGAGATAAATCAACACTAGCTGCTTTTACAAGAGGATTAGGGTGATTAACTGTTACAACCGCACTTAAACTTGCTTTTGCAAAAAATCCTTGATTTGGGTTTACTTCAAGTTCAACTCTATATTGACCATTTCCTTGTTTAATTAATTTTAATTTATTAACAGCAACTTTTGGATTTATAAAGTTATAAGCCGGAAAAGTTATATCAGACTCTTTAAGCTCTGCATCTTTTGGCGATACTGAAACAGCAAATGAAGGATTTGCATATCTCATTGATGAATATGAACCATTTGCTAATCTACTTCCAAAAACTTTCTTTTTACCATTTTCAGCTATTATAAGTCTTGTAGGACTAACTTTTATACTTTGTACAGGTATAGGTGTATTATTAGCTCCTAGTGTTGTAAACTTTTTAACACTACTAATTCCTTCACCGCCTGAACCACTTAGTCCAGAAATATCACCAAGGGTATTATCATTTAACATGGTACACATTACATGATATTCTGTACCAGCTGATAACCCTGTTAATTCTGCAGTATCTTCTATTGGTTCATTTGTTGAAACAAAAGTTTTAGCAGGGTTTGCATTCCAAATAGTTGCAATAGTATAAGGTGAACTCATTGCAGATGTTTTAGCATAATAAACACCGTGCTTTGTAATAGTTGAAATATCACCGCCACCACCAGTCCATTTAATATGTACCTCTGCAGAATTTTGTGTTACATTTTTTATTTCTATAATTTTAGAAAATGCTCTTTGTCCGTTAGGATATGCCGGAGGTTCTGGTTGTGTTTTAAAAGAAAAACATCTTTTTGAAGGTCCTTCACCTTGCGCAAAAGGAGATGATGTTATTGCTACACCATTATTTGCTGTAACAAAATAAACATATCTAGTATCTGCGGTTAATCCGGAAATTGTTGTTGCAATTGCATTTTTTAAATTTGATAAATCATCAGTGTCTGCAGTTACAGTAACAACACCTGATGTTGCATTAGGTGAACCAGCCGCATTATTTTTAATATATGCCTGCGTTGTTGCCTCTGTAACAGAACCAGATCCTCTATATAGTGAAGCACTAGGTATAGAAGCTATTTTCATATAATAAAATTTAGGTGTCATTTCAGTTAAGCTTTTATTAGAACCTCCATTGTCACCTTGGTTTGCTCTAAAACTACCGGCCTTTCTTCCTACATCTTTTGTAACTAATAACTCTGGTACAGGTAATCTAGTACCAATACCGGATGTTACAGCTGTAGTTCCTTGTAGTTGTACCCGTACAACTCCTTTGCCATAATCACCTGTTTGATTATCATCTTCTGCTAAGTGTAAGGTGTTGCCACCATCGCCTGATATTTTAACATAAGCTATATAGTAAATAACTTGACCATGTTGTCCTGTAAGTGTAGCTTGAGCTGAAAACTTAGGTGTTTGCCCAGCTGATCCTTGCTGTCCTAAAAATGAGTTTAATAAGGATATACTATTTGGTGTATTACTTGTAACAGTATTACTTACTGCAACAACAGTACTTCCAGTTCCTGCAGCAACTTCATTTGCATTTGTTCCATAAATAAATCCAGCTTCTGTTAATGTAGGTGTATTAGATAACTGTTCAAAAACCTGGCCATTAAATGTAACTTTAGGCTGGCCACCGTTTATTTGATTGCCTGTATAATTTAAAGTTTCAATATCTGGTGGTTCATTTATATTACCTAATTTAGGTGGTCCAATTACTGAACCATATATTTCTTGACTATTAACTTTTACAAAAGGCATAGCATAGTAATCTTTTCTAGCTATAGGTAGTTTACTAGAAACATTACCTGTACCATTTGTTATTGGAAATCTATCAATATCAAATCCATATTGAAAAGTAAAATTACCTGCTTGTATTTTTTGTGTCGATGTATCTAACACGGTATTACCATTTATATCATTAATACCAGTAGCAGGACCGGGTATCATTCTAGCAAAGTTATCATTTATTCTTTGTGCTCTGCTTAATATTAAACCTTGTTTTTGTAAATTAGTACCATTACCTAAATCAACACCTGGTTCCTGTGATGTAAAATATATACCCATTTCAGTAGCAACAGGAGTATTGTGTGCAATAGTTACATCGACCTCTATCTTACCAGAAGTAAATCTAATAGCATCAGCATTTATTGTAATTGGCACGTTTGTAGTTCCTGTTCCAGCCTTATATTCTTTTACAGCAGGTTTACCTCTTTGTCTTTCATATCCTTCTCCAAAGTTGCTTCTACCAAAAGCACATATAAATATACTTTCATCTCTTGTAATACTAAATGCAGATATTGCAGAAGTTTCTACAGCGTAGGTTTCTTCAGATTGCATATAACCACCATCCCAAAATTGTGATACTCTAAATATTTCTGAATCATTACTAGCTTGTTTCCATTCTATTCTACCATTATAACCTTGATCAACCTCTGTACCTGTACCTGATGCAAATGTAAGTGTTGTTATTTTTTTAACATCAAATGCTTTTTTAGAAAAATAAAAACCTCTTTCTAATCTACCAGATGCAGTTATGTTCCAATTGTTGTGATCAATTCGAGCTTTCATAGTTACAGAAGTATTATTCTGGTCTGGCTCTGACATTGAAGGGTTTGGTTTATGCTGTACTGCTTTATTATTTGGATCGTTTGATGCAGATATAGGAAATGATTTAATTAAACCAACTCTTTCAACTGAATCTATTCCTGTAGAAGCAAAAGCTTGTACAAACAATTTTTCACCAAAACTAAAATCATCTATAGTTGTAACAAAATTTCTTCCACTAGGATCATCATCTCCTCTTGGAAATTTAGTATGTACTTGACCACCCTCAAAAGTTAACACATCATCACTAACATCACTTAAAATATCACTAGCAGTAAATGTTCTATTATCTGATGTAACCGTTCTAAATACATAAAAACCTCTATTAGTTATAGTTGCGGTATTAGTATTAGAACTAACGGTGCCATGTAGTATAACAGTACCATCTGCTCCTTTACCCGGAAAAGTATCTCCAGGGCTAATAGACATTGTCTTAACTGCTAAATTAGGTGCGTTTGCAGAGTTTGAAGTATCGTTAATTACAAATGTTTCTATATCATCTGTTCCATCTACATTTTTTGCATAAATTTTTCCAGGAGTAACGTTGTTTTTTGCGTATGCAATGTAATAATATCTTTTAGTTAAAACTAAACCAGATACTTTAGAATCAAATCTTCCAGTGTTTGTATGAGATACAATTGGTGTACCTCCTGCTAATAATTCTTGTAGTGTTGGTGCATCTAAAGAATCTATTTGTTTATATACAAAACCTCTTTCTGTAAAAGGTAATGTTCCACTTCTAGCTTGACCGTATAGTACAACATCTGTGCTTTGAGTATATGCTTTATCAGTTTGAATAAGCGGAGCAGATGCTATAGGGTTTATTATAGCAGTTGAAGCAGATGTAGTAGTTGTTATAGCTGTTTGTGGATGAGGTCTAATAACTGTTATATCTCTTTCTTGAAAGTTTCTACCATATACAATAGTATTACCTGTAGAGTGATCTGCAGCTCTAAATATAGTTAGGTCTATTTTTTTAGGTTCGTTAACACCATCTGTAAAAAACAGCATATCGTCAACAATGTTTATCCCTGTAATTAAATTACTAGGGTGAAACTTAAGTATGTTACTTGCCATATTATAATTCTGTATAATCTATTATAGCCTCTGGAAGCGCACGAAAATCATCAAATCCATCAATATTAAATTTTAATTCTGTACCAGCTTCTATTGTATCACCTTCTTTAAAATTTAAAGGTAATAAATATAAATTTTGAACAGAATTAATTTTAATGTTTTTATCTGGAGTAAAAGTTTTCTTATCCATTACAAAAGAAGGCGGTTGAATTTTAGCTATAGCCATATTAATAATTATAAGTTATATTTAAAGTATGTGTTACAGAAGCAGTGCCTCCGTTTAAAGTATTTGGGTTACATTCAACCATAATACAAGGTAATACACCAAATAAAGCAGGTCCTAAATCCCATATAGTAGCTGTATAATCAACACCGTTTGTTTTACCAGATATAGATATATCTAATTTTGAAGCATCAAAACCACTAAATGTAGGAAGCGTATCTATTGGTCCAGGAGTACTAGTTTGTAATGGTATAAAAACTGTACCACTAACTGATGATTCAAATGGCCCTATTTTAAATACCGCAGTAGGGGCCGCACTACTACCAGCATTATATGATAAACCAGCTCCGACATCTGTAACGTGCCCTAAAATAGGCGTAGTGCCAGACCCTGTGCTAGTTATATTTGGTGTAAAAATTGATTGTCTATTAGCATTTGAAGGAGAGCCTACTTTTATTTGTATTGTTGAAGATGTATATCCAGACCTAGACGCTGTTATATTATAAAAACCTGTAGATAATCCTGATGCTTGTATTTGTTTAGAATCATTTTTAGCTCCAGTAACACCCCCGTGATCTGTAAAAGTTACCGTAGAAGGTCCTGTAGCTGAATAAGTAATTTGGTCTTCTGATGCAGGAGAATCAGAAAGTAATCCTGATGAAGCACCAGTAACTGTTTGAATATAATAATTACCATCGCCTTTTAAAAAATCTCCATAACCTACATTTCTATTTTCAACTGCTGATTCACTTATTGCGGGTACTATAAATAATTTATCTGCTGTAGGTCTATTTATAGCTGATGCAGTTGTTGTAAAATATTTTATACTGCTTAATGTTGTACCAACACTATTTGTAGCGTAGGCAACAACAGCATAAGTTGTACTAGCTGATAACCCTGTAATAGCTTTTGAAAAAGGTGATGTTATAGGTGTAACGGCTGCATTAGTTCCTGAAGACTGCACTTGTGCTGCAGTTAATGCATTTGAAACTGTTGCACCTGTTGAAGTTTGAGAAACTGTTATAGGTAGTTTAGCGTGTACTTGATCTACCGTGCCTAAGTTTGACTTAAAGTATATAGTGTTAGGTTGTGGCCCTGCTAAGTTTTGATAATCATATTGTGAAGATGTGATTGTTGTACCATCCTTATCTTTTACTGTAAGATCACTCGCAGCCACTCCTTCAAAAGGATCGGTCCATAATGGCGCACCTGAAGATAAATTTGCGGATCTACCACTTAAAGATCTAATAACAAATTCATTTGTAAAATTTGTTACTGTAGTACTGCCACCTGTATTTGCTTTATAATAAAAACCAATTGCTGTAACACCTGCACTATCATTTGTATATTCAGCATTTAAAGTTACACCAGTAGCCGTAATATTAGTGCAGTCTAATATATTTACAACAGGTGCAGCTATTGCTGCTTGTGTTGCTGTAACTGTACCGGTAACAAATTTTCCTGTATTAGAATATCCTGCAGGAACGGTAACCTGTGCTTGTATTACCCTTGTTGTATTAGTTGAAACAGAAGCACCAAAGTCTGGTGTTAAAGAAAAAACAGTTCCAAGTGTTGCTGAAACACCAATAGTCCCATCTTTAGTAACAGTAGCAGTAACAACAGCATCTGAAAAAGCAAATGTAGGTAATACAACTTTTGTAGGACTAGAAGCTACAAAATCAGAACTATCAATAATAATAGTCTTAACGGTATTATCTTTTAAATTATGTTCAAAAATACCATCTGATTTATCACCGGTAACAAAATAATATATTCTATTACCTTCAGGGTGGGCACAACTTCCAATTACTTTTGCATTTGCATTTGTAGAAGAAGAAAGACCTGTTATACTTTGATTAGCAATAAGCTCATTACCTTTTAAATTTTCTATAACTCCAACATTTGCATCTTCTGAAGTATCTATACTAATATTTAAAGCATCTCTATATGTACCCTTAGGTACTATTCTATCATCTAAATCTCTTTCAAGTCTAGCTTGATTAAAACTTCTTTTGCTTTGTGCCATTTAATTCTAATGTTTAATCCACTTACTTTTGCCTCTTAATATTTGAGCAAGTTCTTCTAATTTATAATTGCTTAATCTTATTTTAGTATTTCTTAATTTTGCAGTTGCTTCTTTTTTATATAAAGGTGCTAAGCCAGCGCTAGCAGGTCTTACTTTAGATAAATTATATAGCATGTATGCATATGTTGCATCTTCTGCAAGTTTAGGCATATATACTTTACTTAAATCTGCATTATTATCTAACCCATCACTTATATAATCTAATACAATTAAGTCTTCATTTCTATTTGCAAATGATCCATCAAAAAATATTAATCCTGATTTATGATCTATAAAGTAAGTTCCAGCTGCATTCATATCTTCCGGCACACCACCATATCTTTTATTAAAATATGAAAAGTTATCGTTATTATAATTTGAATAATAATAATCTTGTGCAGATTGTAATGTGTTTGCACTATTACTAGCATCTTGAAAACGTGTTGCTAAAGTTGATTTAGCCGCTGTAATTATCTTACCTGTACCATCAAATGTAATATTACTATTATTATCTTGTACTGGTATTGTAGGATCTCCTGATCTTCTTTGTGGTAATAATATTTTTTTTACACCATCTGTTCCAACACAAGATATTTTAATATAGTTTATATAATCTTGTGGTAATGGAAATTGTAAAGAATCACCTAAATCTAATTCCATACTTTTTTCAGAATGTAATACATCATAACTAAATTCCTGCATTGCTCTTTGTGCCCAAAAATCTAATTCATATTTTGGTACTTTAGGTAAAGCTTTATCTTCTCCTATATAAGCAACCATAAAGTTATTAATTATATCTTCTAAGCTAGTCCTACTATAATATCCTAATCCTTTAAAATCAGATGGTATATTACCGCTATCACCTTGATGTTGTGCATAATACTGTTGTTCAGTATATTGTTTTCTAGTTTCTGCCATTATCTTTCAGCTTGAATTATTTGTTGTTCTTTTGCGGAAGCTACTTGTGTTATATCAGCAGCTCTTATAATAACTCCTGCATAAGCAAGTATTTTAATTACTAATTCATGAAACTCCGATGGATGTAATTCAAAATTCTTATATCCACTGGCTGAAGTATTTGCAACAACTTGTCCTGCTGTTGTACCTCCAATCCAATTAGGATCATTTGGTTTCCTTATGTAATTAATTCTTATACTTGATATACCTGATGTAGGATTTACAACTAAACCACTTTCATGTAACACATATACTGGTGATGTAGTTGTTGGTTTTGCTAATGGTGACCTATTTAAAACATTTAATAATTTATTTGTTGTTTCTTGTATAGGTATATTTACAGAATTTAATATATGAAATACACTACTAAGCCTATAAAAATTACTTGGATAAGCATAATAGTTAGCGGTTGTATTACCTGCAGCATTATTAAAGGTTGCTGAATCTATTGTTTCTTCATTTTCAAACAAAGCTATTTTTTCTTCTATATTTTTTCTTATATCAGAATAATCGGAAGAATTTGTTATAGCATAGTTTCTTGAAGAAAAGTAACCTTCAAATATTTCATTCTGCGCTTGCTTAGCTAAAGTATTAAACTCAGCCGGCGTTACATAACCTCTATTTTCTTTATTTAGTATATTTAATACTGTTTTATAAACACTATCTGTAAGTACCATTATTTATTTATTAATTAGTTAGCTATGGCTAAGCGAATAACCATAGCCAGGTATTTTATGTAAGCTTTTTTTGTATAGCTTTCATAACGTCTACTCCATTGTCTGTTTTAAGAAAACGAGCAAACGCTGTGTAAGGATGTTCATCAAATGGTACTTTCATTATTGTTTTACCATTTTTAGCCCATTTAAATACTGTATTATCATCAGTTAGATTTACTAAATGTGATTCTACAGCTCTATTTGCAAGGTTTCTAAGTTTTATATCTTCATCATTAGCAATTTCAATAAATAACTCAGGATTATTTTTTGCAAATAAATAACAATCTCTTTTTATTTCTTTTGTAGACATTTTAGTCACATCTGAACCAACTTCTGTTCTAAGTATAGCTTCAAGATGTTCTATTTCTAATTCTTGAACTAATCGTTGTGCTTCGATTTCTTGTTCAATCATATCAATATCATCTTTAGCTTCTTTAACTGCATCTAATTCTTCCCATAACCATTTATCAGGATGATATAAAGATAATAGTTGTTGTAATAAAGGATTTTCTCTTGGAACAGTAAGCATTCCATTTTCAAATACTATGTGTTGCAGTTGTGCATATTTGTCTTGTTCTTCTACAAATAAACTTTTTTGATTATTTGCATATCGTATTTCTCTATTAATACCTTTGTCTTCATCAAACCAAAGCATTCTAGAACTTCTTATTTTGTATGTTAAAGGAGAACTATCTTTTAATTGATATGTTCTTTCTTTTACTTCCCAGTTTTTCATAATATATAATTTAATAAAATAAATAAAGATTGAGGTGCCCGTTAGGACACCCCATCTCTAAATTAAAAATTAGTTTTTCAATAAGAAGAAGTTATTAGCTCCTTGCGTTATTAAACATCTTTCAGATAAGAATGAAACTCGCATTTCATCTGTAGTAGTAGTATAAGCACCACCTACAGAACCTGTAATCCAAGTTTTCATTTTTCTGTCATCGCTTTCAGAAGCTCTATATCTTACGTGTAAGAATGGTCTTTTAATATTTTGACCTAATTCTTGATCGTAAACTGTAGAAGTTCCAGCAGGAATTAATACACCTTCAATATCTCCAAATTGACCTCTTGTTCCAAAGTCATTTAAATATTTCCAGTCAGTTTTATAGAAGTCATATCCACCTCTTCTAAATCCTGAAAAGCCTAAGTTTAATGCCATATCTTCACTATTGTTAAATACACCATAAGAAGTACCGCCAGTACCGTAAGAGTTCTTAGCAGCAAGTGCGTCATCAATAGCTAAAGATAATGTCTTATTGATATAAAGCATGTTTTCTTCAATAGCTCCGTTTTTATCTAATTGCTTTAATATAGTATCAAAGCCGGTCATTGGAAGACCAGATGCAGATAAATCAGCAGCAAGATCTGTGTAAACATTTCCTCTACCACTTAATGCAGCAAATAAACCTTCTGTACCACCTGGTGATTCTGAAGCGGATAATGCTGAATTACTATCTTTCTTAACAGATTCAATCATAGACATTTCTAAGTAATCTTCAAATCTTTGACGAGTTTCGTGTTCAGATTGTAAATACCATAAATATCCTGAAGCTCCGTTTTCAGAAGTAACTTCAATCCATCCTATTTGTGCAGTATCAGAACCATTGATAGCATAGTTGTCTTTTAATATCATAGGCTTATTAGTATAAGACTGATATACTGCATCAATTTCTCCTGTCATTCCAGCAGAACCTTTTGCAAATTCAGAACCATATACTAATACAGTAGCTTTACTAAAACTAGCTGCGCCTGTAACAGCATTCCAGTTAGCAGCTTCTAAACATTTAGCTTGGAATGTACCTGTTGTACTGTTTGCATTTGCACCAGCTACAGTTACAACACCTTTTTGTACAGGGCCCGTATGAGCTCCACCTGATGTAAGACCTTGAACCATAATGGTTTGGCCTACTCTAACAGCAGGTACTTGTGCGGTACCGGCTGATGTGCCGTCAGGTAATGTATCAAAAGTTACTGTAAACGTAACAGTTGAAATAGCTACGTTTTTGTAAGCTATATGTAATCTTCCTTGTTCTACCCATCTTATTTCATCGGAAGCTGAAGGCATCTCTGCAGATACTAATTTTAAGAAACCACCAATAGATCTGTTTCCATAAATTTCAGCTTGCTTTTCATAAACATCGGGTAAGAACTGGTTTGTAAAATCAAAATTGGTAATATAATTACCTTGGAACAGTTGGCCTTTGCTAGGCGAAGGCGTCAAATGTTCTATTCCAGTTGTTAGTGACATTTTTTATAAATTTTTATTGTTTAAGTTTAACTCTAAGTTTTGAACTAGAATTACCTGAAACAACTCTAAATTTTTGTCCGGATTTAGTTTCAATAAATCCTTCTTTCCTTGGTTCCATATTTATATTTTTAGCTTCTTTAGCATTTTGTTGTAAAGCATCGGCACGGCCTTGCTCATAAAAATGTTGAGCTATCTTATCTGCATTTCTTGCAGCAAATAAAGCTTTATGGTAACCACTTGCATTTTCTAAATCTCCTTTATCATTTAAAAATTGATTTACAAAATTTCCAAGATTAGATTGAGCATTTTTTGTTTCTGTAATATTGTTGACTTTATATCTATATTTATTATTTCCAACTTGAAAATCAAATCCTTTAAAATCATTATCAAAAACATTTTCTGTTCTTTGTAAAAATTTATTTGTTATTTCTTTGTTTATTTCTTCGTTCCTTTGTGAATCTTCATAAAACTTTAAAGCATTTTGATATTGTTCAGGTATTTCATTTTGCTTATTCAACTTGATGTCAGCATAATATTTATCCCTATTAATAGTAAAAAACTGTCTAGCTTTATGTATTTCTTCTTTATATGCGCGCTTTTTAGCACGTATTTCTTTAGGATCATCTTCTTCAGTAAATGAAAAATTATCTTCCATATATTCTGATATTTCAGATTGCTCCCATGGTTTAGATTTTGTATAGTACTCTCTTAGTAATTCACCATCTTTTAAAGTAGATACGTCTTTATTAAGAGCTATATAATCTTCAATTGAACCTCCTGTTTCATCCATAAACTTTACTAGTTTATCAACATTTTCTGGTAAATTTATTTCAGGTTCTTTTGGTTCAGACTTTTTATTTACTTCAGCCGCTTGTTGATCAACTTTAGGTTGATTATCTTCAACTTTTTTAGGCTGTTTATTTTTTTCTTCTTTTATAAGTTCAATAGGAGAATCTACTTCTTCCCCTTGTTCTTCTTCGTTACTTTTATTGTTTTCTTCTTGTTTATTTTCTCCGGTAGGTTCTTCAGTTTCCTCTTTGTTTTCCTTTTGAACTTCTTTGCTAGTTTCGGATCCGTCGCGTACAGATACCTCATTTGTGCTTTGCTTCTGAACGGCATCTTTTTCTTTATTTTTAGTTTATCTAAATCAACTTTTATAACGTCGTTATTTTTTTTACCTGCAGCTTCTGGTTCAATTTCACCTTTTTCTACAGCTTTATCTAAAACAGCTTGTTCTGTTTGTTGTTTAGATTTTGGTTCGTCTGTGACGATTCCTTTTACTTTCCACTTTTCCATAATTTAATAATATATAATAATTTAAAATTTATTTAGGTTCAAATCTTGAAAGATCGATTCCACCTAAAACATCGTTACCTTTAGATTCAAATGGCTTAGAAGGTTTTGCACTTCGTACAGGTTTACTAAATTCCATTTTTTCTTTTGAATCTAATTCCATTTGTTTTAATTTCATGTTTAAATCAAACTCAAATTGCATTAATTCTTTTTTTGTTCTAGCTTCTGTCTCAAGTTTTTGTATATCAAAATTTTTCTGCGCTTCTTGAAGCTTCATTCTTGATTCAACTTTTACAGTTTCACCCTGAGCTTTTGCAAGTTCAGCAGCTTGTGCAGCTTGTGCATTAGCTTGTGATTGAGCAGCTATATTTCTTTCTGCCCTCATTTGATCTGCAGCAGCCTTCCTTGCTCTTCTATATTTTAATAATTGATTAGCTAATTTTATATTTTTTATTGATCTAATATCTATTACATCTTCTAAATGTATCTGATCTTTTGATAAAGCTATTTGTATATTGTTTTCAACTAATTGTTTTTCTTCTTCATCAGGATCTAATTCAATAAATACACCAAAGTCATGCAAATGAACATTTTCTAATTCTTTTAATGCGCCCACTGTAAATCTACCTAAACTTTTAACAAACACATCTCTTTGTGGATGATAAGTAAGTACATCTTTTAATCTTATAGAAATAGCTTCTGCAAGCTCACTTGTTATATACATAGAGCTATGCAATATATGTCTTGTGGCAGTATTAGAATTTGCAGCAGCTAGTTTTTGTACACCAACTAAAGCATGAGGATCTGGATCAGAACCATCTCTAGCCTCATTTAATCCGGTCACATCTCTTATCATATTTAAATAATAATTATATGTTTGAATTAAAAGTGTAGATTGTTGTCCTCCTCCGCCGGGTAATTCTTGAATAGGAACTTTACCGGGATTCATATCTCCATCTACAGTCATTGAGCGACCTATAATAGATCCAGTTTGAAAATATAAATTTAATGCTTCTTGTGGATTATAATTTGTGCCATTACCTAAATCTATTTCAGATAATCCATCTGCATCTACAAATACACCAGATGGTGTCATTCTTTGTATTACTTGTTGTAATTTTAAATGAGTTAACTGTATTAAGTCAGCATAAGTAACCATTCTGCTAACTAAACTTTCAATTTTACCCTTATAAAATCTAGGTGCACTAGTAACATAGTTCATCATAACTGTATTCACATTGGAATCAGGTCTAACCATGTTCTCTGCTTTTTGCCATTTTAAAAGTTTATTAGCGCCTAAAACTAAAACACCTTCATATATAACTTCTCTTGCTTGTGCTACTTTTTCAAATCTTGTTCTTTGATCTTTAGGTGGATTAAACTTATCGTCTTTTTTAATTGCTTTTTTAGCACCAGAAGACGTTTCTTTTATTTTAAAAACACTTTGTTCCCAAGATTTCCAATTAAAATACATTACTGTTAATGTATTAGAATCGTATGAATCTTCAGAATCATTATTAGTATAATCGTATTGATTAGTTTTCCCGGATCTTTTTATACAATCTTCAAATTCTTCATCTGATAAACCAGGAAATTGTTTTTTAAGTTCGTTAGATTTTATTTGTTTTATTTCTCCAAAATAATATACATCTTGAAAATTAGGATCTTCTGTATATGAATATACTAAATTAGCAGGATCTACGTATTCGAGTTTAATACCATCAGTATTATTAAAAGTGTGCTTAGCACAAGATATACCCAAGACAGTTTGGTCATAATCTAAACGTTTTTTAAGTTCGTAATAACTATTTCTTTTAAAAATATTATCAATAGCTTGTTCATGAGCAAGTTCAATAGCTTGCTTATATCCTATTTGCATATGAAGTTCTAATTCTTCATCACTCTCAGGCATTTGCATTTCAGAAAAATTTTCTACATTTAATCCTAATTTAGAATCAACTTCTTTAATAAAATCTTGTGTATTCATATCTTCCAACATCATTTCTACAAAATCAGTTCTTTTCTTTGTAGACGAGGGATCTTGTGCAAATGTTTTAATTGTAAACAATCTATCTTGCATACCATTTACAACTATATCAACAAATTTTGGAATTATAGGTACGGGTTTCCAATCAAGATTTAAATAAGATAAATCACCATTTATAGAAAATTCATCTTTATATTTTTGTGTTGATTGTTCACCTCTAGCATATAATTTTAGTCTATGGAATTCTCGTTGGTTTTGAAGGAATCTACCTGTACCGGCACTCTTTCTAAACCACTCATTTTTTATACCTCTTGCCACTTCCATTCCGTATTTTTCGCTATTTTTTGTAGCGTCATCAACCGATTGGCTGGGAAATTGAGTTGTATATCCTGTAGCTTCTGCCATTATTATAATATTTTACTTTTTAATCCTGAATTATTATATTTAGAAAATCCAAAATCTATCTTTCTTGTTTGTCTTTCTGCTCTTGGAGCATATAAATGTCTTTGGCAAGCCATTATAGCTAAACCACTACTTATTGAAGCATCAAACTTTGTTCTATTGTTAATATTAAACTTAGACCAATCTTCAAGGGTTCTTTGAAAATACATTCTACCATGTTCTTCATCTGTTATGCCTACATTGTTTTCTATATAGGATTCTATAGCAGACGCATGTGCTTGTTTTATATCTTCTGATGTATTAGGAATTCCACCTAATTCTTTTTCTGTTACAGATAATTTATTTCTAGCTTTATCTGGTCGATTCATAGAAAATCCTCTATAACCTCTTCTTTTTAAATGATATAATAATCTAGGCTTATTATTTTCTGCAAGTATTGGCATACCATAAAATATAATAGCCATTAATACATCTTCAAAAAACATTTCAGCTGTTTGTGGTCTTGCAATATATTCTAAAAAGAATTGTGACTTAGGAACATCTGGTGATAACGAGAAACTTGTTAATCCGTGTAGCGATCCATTTGAACCACCACCATCTGTTGTTCCGCTTATATCGTAGCTATCACATCCGAAAGCACCATAAGCTTTATTACCTGGATATTTAATGCCATTTTTAATTTCTATATTATTCTGCATATCCGTTGGAAGAATCCAAGATATTCTAAATTTTCCTTCAGGATTAGGATAAAATTGTACTTTAGTATCCTTAACACCATTCTTCCATTGAAAAGAACCTCTTGTTACATATCCTGATGCAACCATTTCTTCATTAAAATCTATCTGTTCATATATCCTTGATAAATTAAATATTGATTCTTTTGTTTCATCTCTAAATGCATGTTTTTCAGTTCTAGGAAACTGCCTATAATATTCGTTTAAAGCATCGGCATTATCTTTGAGCCCATCTGCTTCATTCTCCCAATGATCGATAACTCCGTTGTAGATAAGTTCCCCGTCAATTCCTTCAGCCGGAGTTTCCGGAGTGTCGAAGACAGGAAAACCAAATTTGTTAATGAATCCTTCGAAGTTCCATTCCATAGGTATGAACAAAGCATATAATCCACTAGCAGTCTGCCCATTGCGATTTCTTTTTTTCTTTGTGAGATCTGAGTCATTATAAATTTTTTTAAAATTACTACCACCTTTGTCTAACGCATTAGATGTAGATCCCATCATACATTTACCAACTATCTTCGAACCGAGACGGAGACACGTCTTTGTGACCCTCCAGTTATTGAGAATGTTGTCCGGCTTTTCCCACTTACCCGATTCATCATGGACGAGGATCTGTAGTTTCTCCCCGTCGTAGGAATTGTCACCTGTATTCTTCCAGTCGATGGTGGTATCAAGTCCCATTTGATCACCCTCTTCGGTGGTTGAGGTGGTTGCTTGTATCGTCTTTCTTGTGAGCCTTCTCGATGGTACCTTGTACGATAATTCTGTCTTTGGCCTCTCCATGCCATCCTGTATTGGTTTAAAAAAGAAAGGGTAGTTCGTGGAAATTGGGACAACCTTATCCGTGAACATCTTCTTCGCGTCTCCTCCAGTCTTTGAAAGTATCCCAAATCTTGCATCTCTGGTAACAGTTGCCACGTTGACAACTTCCGAACTCGCCATAAAGGAGAAACCAGACCGTCTGTTCTTGAGGTAGCACATTCCATAACACCTATAATCCGCCTTGCATGCCTCCCAGAAATAAAAAAATAATCTGTTTGCGTGTCTAAAATCGGGTGAACCCACATCGATCTTTGTCCAATTGAGGTATATATAATGGGAGCCGGTGAGGTAACATGGCTCACCGTTGCACATGAACCAGTAACCATCAGAACGAAAATCAAACTCCTTGTTAATATATTCATAATACTTTTCTTTTATATCCTCATTATACGACTTAAAATTATATATACTTTTTATTTTTTTAAGTGTAGCTGGTTTAGGTGTTTGAATAAATACTTGATCTTCTTTTTTTAATTCTTTACCATTAATTTCTTTAGGTATTAAAGGAAGTGCAATTTTTAATCCTTGTATTTCATATATTTCACCTATTGTACCGTCTTTACTTATAACAACACAATCTAAATCTTTATTATAACCGTACTCGAATTTTTTATATCTATTATTATTTTTAACTAATTTAGATGATAAATGTTCGGTGTGTATCTTATATAAGGTTTGATTATACATTATTTAATACGATCTTCTACACCGAAGAATTCTTGTTTTTTAGGGTTGTCTTCTTTTCCTACACTGTTAAGTTCTTCTACTTTAGCCATCATAGCTATAGCGTCTTCCATAGCTAATCTATAGGCTGATGCTGATATTTTTACTTTTTCAGGATCTAATTCTTCTGGATCCATTTTTTTATTCATAACTTTTATTAACTCTTCTATAGAGTTTTCAGCAGCTTTGAGTAGTCTCTCTCTTGTTTTTTTTACGTCCATAGTTGATTGTTATATGATGTGATAAAATTCTGTATAATTTTTGATCCTCAATATTAAACTCATATTCGGAATCTGGTGTAAAGCCCACTATATCGCCTACGGACACGTTTAACGAACTTAAAAGCTTATTATTATATACAAGCTCACCAACTAATTCTTTTTCTTTTAAAAGACTCCATTTGAAATCTTGTGGTAATGGTTTAACAAAACAATATTTGTCAGGACATTTCCATTCACCATTATTTTTGTATGCATACACTTGTTCTGGACTAACGGAATAAATATTTTCATCAATATATGATGATGAATTTTTTTCTTTACCCCTAACATCAATCCATCTTCTAAATACATTGTGATTAACAATTACTTTATCACCTGGTTTTATTCTTGTTTTATAATTTATAGGTATGCTTTTAACTGTACCTATTCTATTAACAAACTTATAATCTCTTTCAGATAATTCAGAATTAATTATTAGTTCTTTGCCATCTATGTATTTTTTATTGTCGTATCTGCTATCAGTATATATAATATAATTGTAAAGTGATTTCATTAATAATCTAAATTGTATTCTACAGAAACAGCCATATTTGTATTAAAATGTTTCCATGGTATTTGATTACTATCTTTTTCTATGTATATATGATAGCCATTATCTTTTTCAAATATATCACATATTGTATGACCACCATAAACCTCTTGCCCTACAGAATAATGCATAGCTTCGTTTTTATAGTCTTGGCCAATTGATATTTTTCTTATTAATTTCATTTAATTTTCTTTTTTTCATCTAAACTAAAAAGTGTATGTATAATTATAGCTACAACGGAATGTAATAGTACTTTACTAAATGCATCACCATAAGGCATAACATTACTATAGAAACCGTATAAATACAATATGCATGCAAATACATTCATTCCTATTACAAAATTACCTAGCCAGAATTTTAATCTAGCATTCCAAAATATTTTTAACACAAAAAATATTGCTATAATTACAATAAATTCAATTAAGAATTGTTCCACTTTAAATTTTATTTAATACGTCCAAAGAGTTATTTTAGGAGCATCGGGATAACCAATACCTACATGGACAAAATTATTTTTTCTACTTACACCTATTCTTGTAAAGCCAACTTCCATAGCAGCTTTAACTAATTTAAATGTTGCCTCACCACCTACACTTGCAATATCAACAGCATTACCGTATGCGTGTTCGCCTGGCGCTTTTTTCTTTGCTTCTATTGGATGATCAGGGCTTCTATAACTTGATGTTATTTTTAATGGTGAACCATATACTTCTCGCAAGTTATCTAACATACTAAGAAGTTTTTTATTCATCAATTTAAATTCATTAAATTCAGATTCATTAAAATATTTTAAAGGCATTTTATTTTTGATTTAATTTATTTTTTATACCTATAATGGTATATATTATAGTTAATACTAATACTACTGTTTGTAGCAGCGGATTTATATCTGGCATTCTAGAAAAGGTGAATCCACCTAAACTTATACCATAAATTCTTAAGTCTTGCATTTTATTTGTGCATTTTGTTTCCAAAGACTTTCTCCACACCTCGTGATCCGAAATAGCCTCCGATTACTATTGTTAATAAACCGGTTATTGAATCAAGTGGATAACTTAAGTACCACCCAATTACATAGCTTACTGTTAAAAATATTAATACTAAAGGACGAACATTAGCCGCAAGCCATGCTCCCGAGTTTGCATCTGCAACCCATCTTTCTGTTGTCCCATCTATTTCAGCTCTTTCAAGTTTTAGTTTTTCCAAAGCAATTTCTTTATCGCCTTGAGACATCTCACTACTACCTATTATAGCCTCTATGATACCGCCAGCTGGTGTACCGCTAGCTATTGACCCTACTACAGCTGGAATTTTATTTAATAAAAACTTTCCAACTGCAGTGTCTTTAAATTTTTTTTTCATATTATTTAATTAAAATTTTATGATATACCAAACGTTGCTTTTGTTGCGTTATAATTTGCTGTTACTTCACTAGATGATAATTCCTTAGCGTGGAATTTAAGCATAGCTACTTTTCCTGCATAAGCATTACTTCCACTGTAACTACCGATTTTTACAGTATCAGAATTTATAAGTCGATTTGAAAGCGAGGTATCTGTTGCTTCTGAACTTCCATTTAAATATATTTCGTAATCTAAAGCATCATCAACAGTAACTATAATATGATTCCAAGTTGCATTTAATGTTGAAGAGGTTTGGAGTGCTGTGGTTGCACCACTACCTCCTGAATTATAAGCATAAAAATAAATTAAAGTACCATTTGTCCATAAAGACCAAGATTCAGTACCACCACCTTTTTTATTTATAATATGTGCAGTACCACTTGACTTTGTCAACCAAATCTCCATAGAAGAATTAGCTTGCATATCAAAAAGGTCATTATCTGGAATAGTAATAAGGTGTGAAGTAGCACCGCTAAAATCAAAATATTTTTCGTTTGGCGACCCTCCATTAGTACCAAAAACAGCTCCACTTATTGTGCCATTAAATCCATTAGGATAATCCCTTTTACCTACAAGATAGTTTTGTCCGACTTCTGTTGCTGATAAAGCTGACTGATATATCCTTGCTTGTCCTATTTTTCCTAACCATCGTGTTGCACCTGCAGGGTATCTTCCTAAAAATAAATTTACACTATCTGAATCTGCAAGTGTTCCTGAATAGGTTGAATTATCTACTCTATTACCATTAATATATAAATAAATATTTGTTCCATCAATAACTCCTACAACGTGCTGCCATAATCCTGCAGTTCCTGAACCTGCAACAGTTGCTGCTACTGAAAATAAACTATTGGCTGTGTTGTAAACAACAAAATAATATCCAAGAGAAGAATTAGGATGGAATTGTAATGAATAACCATAGCTACCACTTCCCCCTTGCTTAACCAAAATATACCTTTCTGTGTCGTCATTTCTTTGTACCCAAGCTTCAACTGTGAAAGTTGTACTTGTGTCTAAATCTGAATGATGACTTATATCCCCTGTATCATCACTACCATCAAAGTTTAACCAATTGCCTAATTCTTTGTCGTAAAAATCAGACAAGGTTGAACTAAATCCACTTAAAGTTACATCATTACTGTTTGCTTTATCTGACCAAGTAGATGCTGAAACAGTTGTATCATCACCAGCATCTAGATGCAATTTTAAATTTGTAGAATAAATAGAACTATAACTTAAAAAACAATCTGCTCTAAAGTTTTGTGCTACCTCTGAATCTGTTAAGGTTGTATTGTATATTCTCAAAACAGACATTCTACCATCAAAGAAAACACTTGCACCTGCTTGGTTACCTATTGTTATGTCTTGAGTAGAACCTGCATTTATAGCATTTGATGCACTATGGTTAACATCTAAAGTGCCATTTATATATAATTTAACATTTGATGCTGACCTTGTATATGCAAAATGAGTCCAAGCACCTGTTGAAAATGTGCCTGTAGTTTCAAAAGTATTATTTGAACTGCCATCTCTTTCTAACACAGTTAATTTATTTGTGCTTGATACTTGTATTTGAAAAGATTTTAATGTATTACTTCCACCAAATTTTCCTACTATTACATCATCGTTAGATAAATTATCAAAATTTACCCAAAATTCTATTGTATGTGTTTCACTTGATAAGTTTATAGGGGACGTATCAGTAGCACTTAAAGTCACTACATCATTACTTCCATCAAAATGAAAATAACCCCTTGTATCACTTTCGAATGTAGCACCACTAATTGTACCATCAATTCCACTTCCACTTATATCTTTCCAATCGCCACTACCACTATACGAAGTTGTATCACTTGCATTTAAGTGTAATTTTAAATTACTTGCTTTATCTACTAAAGGTACATTTAAATCGTGGTTAGCTATATCAAACCAAGTACCACTTCCTGCACCTGTATTAGCACCTCCACTTTCAATGCTATCCTCATCATTAGCATCCAAGTGTATAACTAGCCCTTGCGCTGCATCTGCGCCGCCTGTTGCTGGATTTTGATGAAATATTTTTTTCCCTAAAGACATTTATAAATTTATTTCAAAGTTAAACACATCTAATTTATTTGTTTTAGAATTAATAGATGCTTCTTGAGTATCTACCTGACTTTTTATATTATTTCTTTGTGTTTGTATATTATCTGGGATAGATGATCCTTTTTCTATTTTTCTAATTATATACCAATCTGTTGGTTGTAATTTTTGATTAGCTAAAGATTTTAATTGTTGTATTTTATTTTTTTTTAATTCATCAAGAGATTCAGTAAAAGTTTTTCCACTTACATCATAAGTAAAAACTGTTTTAGTATTACCTTCTAAATCTTTATAATCGTCAACAGTACGTAAATTATGTATATATTCTGTTTTGCTATCATAGGTTGGAATAACTATATCATAAAAACCATAAGATTCTAAAACATCATTACTTGCTTTGCTAAAATTTTCAATAACTATACCTCCACTTTTAAATGAATTTGGTAAAGTAGGATATTTTATAATTTTGCCTGATTCTATTCGTGCTTTCATATTATTATGGTGTTGTATCGCTTGCGTATGTATTTACTGAATATAAAAATTGGGGTGTTGAGCTACTAGCTGATGTACAAACTACTTGTATAACATTTGTAGATGCTCCAGCATAATCAGTAGAACCAATTTTATTTATAGATGGGGTACCCGATGCAGTTGCACTAAGCGTTAATGCATGATCTCCTGTTATAATTATATCAATTACTTGTCCAACTTTAAAATTAATAAACGTGCCTGTATGAGCACCTCCTAATGTTATAGTATGAACAACTCCTAAAGAAAAGTCAATATTAAATCCACCAGAGGTAGTACCAATAGCATTGATTGCTGTGTATCTATTTTCTAATACGTTATGTGTTACTTTTGTTAATGCCATTTTATTATTCTGTTAAAATCCATTCTTTATTATCTTCGTCCCATATATATATCTTATCATCATTAGGACGCGCTGTGGGCGCTTCCCACATGCATGAGTTAGAATTTAATTTCCAACTATTAAAAGGTTTAGGAGGTATAAATGCATCTTTTGTGTAGTCATAAGTAAATCCTATGCCAGCATAGTTTTTTCTAAAAGGAGTTCCCCCATTTTTATGTGTTCCCCCTATAGTATTATAAGATGTTCGTTTGCAAACTTGTTCACGAATATTACCATAATGCATTTCCCAATTTATTGGCCCTTCTGTTTCATCTTTACCTACTATTACTTCAGTAACGATATTTTGCATATTTAAAAAAGCGTAATGTGCCATAATTAACTAAATGTTATTGTTCCAGTACCTGCAGTAAATACAGATATTTTATCAGATCCTTCAGTAAAAGGAGATCCTGATGATTGTGTTAATCCTGCTCCTGCTGTTAATGTAAAGCTTGAAGGATATCTTAATATTACAACACCTGAGCCTCCTGCTTTTGAACCAGTACTAACATTAGCTCCAGCACCACCTGCAGCACCTCCTGTGTTTACGGTTCCTGCTGCTGCTGCAAATGTTATTGATGATGGACCACCACCACCATTACCGCCGCCGCCTGTACCACCATCACCACCTCTATTTGAAGGAATGGTTTGACCGTAATCCATAAATCCACCACCGCCACCTCCGGCAAAAAATACTGAACCGCCATTTACTTCACCAACAGATGCTGTTCCTGCATTTGTAGTATTTAATATATTTACAGCTAAGCCTACACCACCGGCCCCACCATATGCATTACCACCTATTGTTGTACCTGCACTACCGACTGCACCAGCACCGCCACCTCCACCGCCACCTTCATCATTTCCTCCGGGAGCAGTATAAACTCCACCCGCATATCCTTGATTAGCAGTTCCTGAACCGGGTGCATGTTTAGTGCTTGACACGGAACCACCTCCACTACCAGAACCACCATTATTACCGCCTGTTGAACTACCCGAGGGCCCACCTCCACCACCAGTAGAGGTTATTGTACTAAATACAGAATTAGAACCATTACCGCCAGCAGCAGCATTACTAGCTGCAGCAGCACCTCCACCTCCAACGGTTACTGTATAATTTGTTGCAGCCGCTAGGCTTAAAGCACTTTCTGCTGATCCCCCACCACCGGAAGCTGAACCATAAGATGTTCTTAAACCTCCTGCTCCGCCACCACCTGTACCTCTATTTACACTAGCTCCGCCACCACCTGCAACGACTAAATAATTTACAGTAACTGGAGGTATAAGAATATTATCAGCAGTCCAACCTTTAGTATCATCTTGATATATTAATCTTACAGTAGCATTTTCTGTAGTGCATTGCTTATTAGCTGTGCCTCCTTGTATTTTTTGACTACCATTTGCATCTAGTATCAGTGAATTGGTATCAAATGTGCTTGCGTAGTCCGTAAAGTGTATTTCTTCTCCAGCACTTCCTGCTGGTAAACTAACCGTTACAGCTCCTGATGTTGTATTTACAAAATACCCTTTACCTGCTGCTGCAGTAAAACTAGATGTTTTAATTCCTGTTTCCCAAGTTATAGAACCAGATGATGTTGCACTTGCTTTTATATTTACTATTTCAACAACAGCTCCTGTTGCGGGCGCGGTGCTTAAAACAACATTACTTCCAGAAACAGAATAATTACTTTTACTTTGATAAACTCCATCTATGTAAACTTGTGTATCGTTTTCATTTGCTATAACACCACCTGCTGAAAAAGAAGTTGTGCTATTATTTGCTGTAGTATGTGATTGTAAAAATATATTAGCATCTATAACAGTAAAGTGTATTATTTCTAATACAGTTCCTGTTGCTGGAGCAGCGTCTAGTGTTACAGTTGTCCCACTTACAGAAAAATCACTTTTTGCCTGGTAAACACCGTCTAAATATATTTGTAAATTGTTTTCAGAAGCAGGAGCAGATGATATTGTAAATGCAGTTCTTGATCCATCTGTAGCTTGTGTAGTACCATCTCCTGATACATTTAATTGTGTTGTTACTTGTCCACTACTACCACCACCACCGCTTACAGTAATTGTTTTAGTAGCTCCTGTGCCTGAAGCAGTTACACCTGAACCAACAAAGTTTAAAGTTGTACCCGCTGTAGATAGCGAGCTACCTTCTTCTTGTACAGTTACCCCGCTGCCACCGGGTATATTTATTGTTTTTGTTGCACCCGTACCTGAAGCGGTTACGGCTGAACCTGTAAAATTTAATGTAGTTGCTGCAGTCGATAATGAAGAACCTTCTTCTTGTACAGTTAGTGCACCACCTGAAGCGGCTATAGTAACTTGCTGAGCATCGTTTCTAGTAAGTGTTATATTTGAACCAGCTGTTAATTGTACAGTTGAATCTGTACCACTTGCAGCATCTAAATTTAAATCAACATTACTTCCATCTGTTGCTACATTTATAGAATAAGTGTCTCCTACTGTACCAGTACCAAATTTAGCATAGCTACCCATCCCAGTATGAGATGAACAATAGTAATGTAATATAGGAGGAGTTGTTGTTGTTGGAATAATTTGTGTGTATGCCCCAGAACTTCCAGGTGAACCACTTGTAGTTACACCTGTAGTATATTGAGTACTTCCTGCAGCATCTGCAGCGGTTGCAAATAATAATGGATGAGCAGCACCACCAGTGCCAGTTCCACCGTTTGAATTATCTGATTGATCAAACTTATATGTAATACCGGGAGTTAATTCAAGATAAGCACCTTCAACTCCGTCTATAGTATAACCATAACTACTACCGGACCCGTGAGATGGATGTGCAGCAGTTTTAGTTATAACTTTAACCTCTAAAGTCTGAACGGCGTCGGTATGTCTTATTGTCCGATGTTTAGATTGTACGATTTTACCATCTACATCTAACTCGGATAATTTTGATTTAAATTTAATCGACATATATTATTAGTCTATTTTAGTGATAAGAACTCTATAATCTCCATCTGTTACGGCATCTGAAAATGCAACTGTTATAGTTCCTGTTGTTGCTCTAGCAATATCTACTTGTACAGTTTCATATGGAGATGCAGTTTCATAAACTTGTGCTACAACATCTCTTGTTGCTAAACCGTGTGTTACTGTATATGTATTTGTTGATTTTGTTACAGCGGAATTTGAAGCTTCTAAATTAACAGCAAAGCTTCTTGCTGCATTATGAGCGGCTAGTCCAGCAGGTGTTACCGCTCTTGCTGTGTCAGTACCTGTGGTTGCTTCTGTAGTTGTTGCTAATTCAACTATACCTTTTACTGTTTCTGAAGCATCTTCTACACCAACTATATTTGTAAAACTTGAACCTCCATCAACTGAAAATTCAAACTTATCTGTATTTTCATTAAACTGTAATATAGCATTAGCTGTATCTCCTCTTTCAACTTCAATACCTGATCGCAGTGTAGTTGCCGGAGTACCAGTCTGATTTTTATTAAGTGTTATTATATTGTCTTCAATATCTAACGTAGCCGTATTAACAGTGGTTGTAGTTCCGCTTACAGTTAAATTACCTGTTACAGTTAAATCACCAGATGTTGTTACTGTTACATCTGTAGCATCACCTATAGTAAAACTATCTGATATTTGTGGTAATCTCGCTTTTAGATTAGCTATATTAACGTCAACATCGGTATCAGTATTTTTCATACTAACCCAAGCTGATCCGTCCCAGTATTTTATTTGCTTACTACTGTTATCAGAATTGTAGATTATTCTACCTACATTTGCAGCACCCATCCCGCTTGGGTCTGAAGTAACTACATCAACTTTAACGTTTTTTATTTCGTTGTTATTTAAATCGAGATTTGCTAAATGTTTTATTGCCATTTTTTGTTAGTTTAAATATGCTTTCCCTGATATTGCGGCTGAAAATGTTAATACTATTGTATTAGCACTTTGATAATCAACAACTCCAAATACTTGTTCTTCTTCGGAATCTACTATTGTAACAGATGGAAATTTATTTAAATTATGAGTTATTGTCCATGTAGCTGATGCCGACCCTTGTGTATGTGTTGTAGTCCCCCCGTGACTTGCAAATGGTGTTGACTGTACAATTGATGTAATACTAAAGTTTTTTGTAGCACCTGAAACATCTGTTCCTAATAGTTTATCTCCAGCCTCGACAGTTGTGTCTTGTGGAAATGATGATATTTTAGCCATTATAAATCTTTTTTGTTAAATTTACTTATTGCTTGCGAATAGACTTTATCTATATATGTTTCTCTTTTCATTATTTTGTTTCTTCGCGATGATTCAGGCAAACTTTCCTTATCTATTAATATTTTATATATTCTATTTATAAGTCTTTTCCCTTTTGCTGAAACAGTGTATTTGTTATGATCCCCTAGTCTACCGTTACCTTTATGAATTTTTTTAATCCAATCATTTTTTTGCAATCTGTAAAATCTAGTTTTATCCCAACTGTAATACAAGGTTCCGCTTTTAAAATCGTCTATTGTAAAATATTTAATAGGATCGAGATAAAATAGCAATTCCAAATCAGCAATGTTTAACTCGTGTTGTTTGCATGCCCATCTGGAAACTAATCTATAGTATTTTAAAAAATCAACCTTAACTTCTCCTCTTTCTATAAAATCCGAGCGGTTCATTATAATACTATTATTACGTCTTGTTCTTGTATTACTTTAAATATATTGTTATCTATTTCTATATTGTGTCCTGCGACTCTATCGTAATAAATTTTGTCGCTATTTTTTATTCCTTCTACATGTGTACCAATTGATACAACTGTAGCAGTTCTGTATCTTATATCTTCTCTGTGGTTTTCAGCAAGAAGTAACCCACCTTCTGTTTTCTTTATATCTTCTTTTATTTCAGATATTACTATATACTTACCTATCGCTTTCATAATCTCTAACGTTTGAAATTACACAATCGGTTGAAAGTATAGTAGTTGCAACTGATACAGCATTTAATAGTGCTGATTTAGTTACAAGCAGTGGATCGACTATACCGGCTTTTATCATATCTTTTACGGTTGCATCCATTACGTCAACACCTTTTTTAAATGATATACCTTTAAAATCTTCAGGATTTAATCCTGCATTGCTTAGTATCATATTGTATGGTGATAAAAGTGCTTCTTTCATTATATCAATACCCTTTAGTTCACCTTGATTAAGTGTTAACTCCCAATCCATATTTGCTGCTGCTACTAGTGCTACACCGCCCCCGGGTAGTATACCTTCTTTTTTTGCAGCTCTAACGGCATGAATTGCATCATCAACCCTGTCTTTTTTTTCTGATACTTCCACTTCAGTATCTCCACCAACATAAACCATTGAAACACCTCCATTCAATATAGATAGCCTATATTCTAAATGTGGT